CTGATGTATTACAGTATGAAAAATTAGAAATGATTGATAACGAAATTGATAAACTTTATTGGTACGATAAAGAACTTTTTAAGTTATATTATTACGAAGGAAATACTTTAGATAGTTTAGCTGAAAAAACAAAGATTAGTAGAAACAGTTTGTTTACCACAATAGACAAGGTAAGAAATATTTTAAAAAAAAAATTAAATGAAACTATATAATCCATTAGAAAAAGATTCTTTTGTAATGCAGTTTGGTTTTCATCATCCTGATTGGACAAGGTGTAGTGTAAATAATATAATATTACAACGTAAAAATAAAAAGAAAAAAAGTGATAAATAAATTCTTTGTACCAAATGAAGTTTATGAAGAGAGAATTGAAATATGTAAAGGGTGTCAACATTATCTTAGTTTATTAGGAAATTGTGGAATTTGCAAATGCTTTATGAAAATTAAAGCAAGGTTATCGCCAATGGAATGTCCAAAAAAATATTGGCAAAAAACAACTGAAATAGAAACTCCTGAAGAGTTACCAAAAGAATTAGTTGTTGAGATTATAAAAGTATGGGAGGATATAAAAACAGGCAAAGCTAAAAATGTATATGCAAAAAATAAAATGATAGAATTATATAACACAATATTTAATACAAGTTATAATCCTAATACCAATTGCGGCAGTT